CAGAGCGCCTCCTCGATCAGGTCATAACGGCCCGCCAGGTTGGCGATGGTCAGCGCCTGGGTGAGGGCATCGGTCAGTTGGTCGCTATCAAGCTGCAGGGCCATCAGCTGCTCACGGAGCTGCTCGAAACTGTCGGCGCTGTCGACCAGGTGGCGGATCTGCTTAATCGTCTGATCGGTGGCATCACCCGCCTGGCGGTGCAACTCACTAACAACGTTATCGAGGCCATCCTCCTCTTCTTCTTTTGCCTTCAGTGCCGCGACACCGGTTTTAAATCGGGTCGCAGCCTGTGCAGGCGATACGGAGGGTTGCAATTGTAAGATCTCGCCTCGAGCGATTTCCTCTTCGGTGGCTCTGGGTATCCGCGATTTCTCATGGAACCACCAGGTGGGAATTTTGGCGTCCATCATGCTGATAAAGACGGGCAGCGTGTCCGCCAGTCTCTGCAGGTCTTCGCCTTGGCCCGCATCCAGATAAAACCGCGGCGCACGGCGGCGCTGGTCAATGCCATAATTCAGCGCCGCCATAGGCCAAAGGATGTCGCGGTTGATGGTACCAGCATACTGACGGATATCTGAATTGATCAGGCTTTGCTGGCCGCGCTCGTGTACGTTGCCCAGGGCGTTGGTGTTGGTGCCCTCGCCGGTACCACTGGTCAGCGTGCCGCCCAGGATTGATTTGGCGATCGATCGCTCACACCAATGGATCATCACCTGGAACATCTCGGCACCGCCCGCTGCGCCCGCTGCCGTCATAAACTCAATGCTCATCCCCTCGGGGATAATGCCAGCAGCGTTATGCCCGAGGCTGGTAACGGCACGTAACAACGTCGATTTTTCTGCGGGGTCGGCCTTGCTCGGATATTTACCAATCCGGGCCGGCAGACCGTAGATCTCCAGCAGCTCCGCCAGATCCGACACAGAGTAGTGCTTGAACAGATAGGGCCAGGCGAGTTGACGGTGCAGGCCGCTGCGGGCCAGGTAGCCTGATTTGGCGCGGTGGCGGTGCTGCACCCAGCCCAGCGGCCACAAGTCGGCGCCGTTGGCGCTGTTGTCGCGCAGGGTAATACGGTTCTGATCGTCCGGGTGCAGGCGGAACCAACTGTGGGGTCGAAACAGTGGTTGCTCGATAAAGCGTATGTCGCCATCACGAGCCCAGGGTAGCTCCAGGTTGACCCAGCCGTGACCGATACCGGCGCCCAGTTCGATGATGAGGTCTTCCACTTCCAGCCCGGCAAACACCTCAGCTGCCTGGGCGGCGGCTTTCTTCTCCTGACGGTTGGCGCCGTCCGGTGGCACAATCTGCCACTCCAGTTCCGCTGCCAGCTGGCGACGCTTGGCCAGATCGGCGCCGATCTGAGCGTCGCGCTCCTCCATATCCTCGAACAGCTCGCTCTGCGCCTTCAAGTCTCCCTGTTCGGCCAGCTCCATAATCTGATGTAGCCGCTCAGGTGTTATCCCACGACTGGGATGCTCAGCAAACTCCCGGTGCAGTTGCGCCACGCGAGCATCGCCCGTCTGCTGCTCATCAAGCGCCTTTGCTTCGCCGCCGAACAGGCGACTCACTAAACCGCGAACATTTACCATGCCCGACCTCCTCGTGGTGTGTAATCGTCGTCATCGTCTCCGTCAGCGGTTGATGACCAGCGGCCGCCAGATGGGGCGGGTGTGAATTCAATTGGAGCAGCGGGATTGCTGGCAGCATGAATGGCCAACCCCAGCGCCCAGAATCGGTCCGAGTGACCGTCCGACGTGCGCTCGGCAGTGAAGCGAACATTGCCGGCCGCCGTCACCTGTTTAGTCACCTGGCGCAGATCGGCGCGCACCTTTGGATCATGGGGGATGCATAGACGGCGATCCTCCATACTAGAGCGGACCGGGTAGGCCAATTGCTCCTTCACGGCTGTAGTAAACGTCACCGCTTCGACCCGATAGCTACCGAACTTATCCTGGGCATCGTCGGCCCAGCCGATACCGAGACCCGTTGCGTCGATACAGATGCGATCGGCACGGGCGAACCAGGGAAACAGCACCGCCTCCTGTTCGGATTTGCGCATGTTCTGCAAACATTCAATATGCCGGGTATAGAACACATCCCCCAGCTTTTCGATCACCCACAGCACCGTCAGATCCTTCTTGCGGCCAATATCAACGCCCATGAACAACTGCCCCCCTTCGGTCCGCTGCCAGTCAGCAGCTGACGAGTACTCGGCCGAGGCGATCAAATCGTACTCAAGGAAGGCAACGTCATCGTCCGCCGGGTTGCACATGTACTCCTGCTGGAAGGATTCCTCGTCGGCGCAGCCGGAGCGAACAAAATCGAAGTAAGTCGCCTCATCCATGGTCTGGCGTTCGTCGTCGGCCGGCAGCATCTGCTGCAGCTTGAACAGGAAACCCTGGTCCAGGGCGTCCTGCAGCGTCACACGGTGCAGGCTCAAACCTTTCGGATTGCCGTTCTCCCGGGCTTCGCGGATCAGCTCGTTGAAAAAGTTGTGACTGCCTCGGTGGGTGGAAATCACTTCCATATTGCCGCCCCAGGTAATACCCGGGTAGGCGATGCTCCAGAGCTTTCGGGGATCCGGATGCAGGGCGAACTCGTCCAGGATACGCCCACCTCGCTTACCGGCCTGGGCGTCCGGGTTGGAACTCATCGAGTGAATACGCCGACCACTGGCAAACTGCAGCACATAGGCCGAGATCCGCTCCTTGGGGTCAACCACCACTTCACCCAAATCCCTGGCAGCCATGTTCATGATGCCCGCCCACATCTTGCAATCTTCGATAAATAGCCTCGCCTGCAGGTCGTCACGGCTGCTGACCCACTGATCATGCCGGGCACCTTCGGCGGCGGTGCGCTCGTCGGCGGCGTAGGCGCTCGACCAGGAGATGCCGATCTGTCGGCCTTTTTCCATCACCTTGAGCCGACTGGTGTCCTTGACCCAGGCCGACTGGAACGGCAGAAAAATACCGTCCTGATTGGCAGGGATGACCTTAGCGTTACCGCGTGCCTTGGCTGTCATCAGGAGATCCCCAGCGCTTCGCGGATGGCACGCTTGGTATCTTCAGTTACCCCGTTTTTGTTGCCCATCGCATCCAGTTTGTCCCGCTGCTCACGCAGCAGCTGCTGACGCGCCACCTCGGCAATCTCTTCCTGGTACTTTTTCAGATTGACGCTGCTGCGGGTCAGGGTAGCGATGTTTTTGGCTGCTTTGGACAGCAGACCAATTCGGTCAGCCGGTTCCATATCGTCCGCCTCCTGCAGCGCCATGATTGACTCGAACAGCTCCGACTGGATCATCGCGGTCAGCGCCTCGGAGCGGGCATCCTCACGGTCGCCAGCATGAGCGCGGATAATCTTCGCAGCCTCAGTACTGGCGCGGATCGCCGACAACCGCTTTTCCAGTTTCTGACCATAACGGCCCACCGCGCTGCGACTGGGTAGATCACCGGTCGCGGCCTCCTCGGGGAACTGGTCACGAAGATCACTGATCAGCTCATCAAGCGTCATCCGACCATCGGCCAGGTTATTCTCGATATGCTGGCGAATCTCATCCGGCAGGCGGGCGACGGAGGAACGCCGGGAACTGGTGATTGGGGCTATCGGTTCGTCTGTCATCGCTTCACCAATATTTTTCGGGACGGGCGATACCGGGCTCACACTCGATGGTGTACTCGGCAATATCGGTACCGTAGCGCGTCAGATCAGCAAACCATTTGCCTGACGGCTCTTTGCGCAGTTCCACCAGGTCCCGATCGGACAGATAATCCAGCGCCCGACGCAGCTCTAACTGAGAGGCATCCGGGTACTCGCTCTGCACCACCGTCAACACCAGGTTCTCGTAGGCACCCACCGGGCGGGCATTGTTAAGGGTCAGCAGAATAATCCAGCGCAAGCCCTCACGACGCGCCTTTTCCATATCAAATTTATTTACCATGTGTTCCTCCAGAACCGCGTAGCTGCGCGTTTTCCAGTTTCAAGGCTAATGAATCAATCTTGTTCTCGATAATGCTCTGACCGCGAATAAAATCTTCGCGGCGCACGTAGTGAAGGGGCAGCTGCGCCTTCATTTCCATCATTTCCCGCTCGATCCGTTGCCAGTGGTTAGCCTCCTCCCGGTTGGCCTGTTCGATGGTGTCAAAACGTTTGGTGATCAGCTCGAAGCGTTCATCCATATGACGGGCGGTCTGTGTCAACAACACCTTGCACAGTGCCCATGAGCCACCAATAACGGCAACAGCCACCATCAGTACTTGATAGAAATTCAGTTCAAAAGCCATAGTCAGTCCAAGAGGCTGTGGGTTGAGGGGTTACCGGTGACGGCTTCTATTGCCCTATTGCGAGA